ATTTTGCGGACGAGGATATTACCGACCAGCCCGAAAAGGTTATGGTTGCCGAAAATATTCAGAAATGGATCAATAAAATAACTGATCTAAATGGATTGGCAACAGATGCATTACATAGAAAAGAAGAGTTGTGTGAAGAACTTAGCTTTGTAGATAGGGAATTATCTGATATCAATCATTATATAGAATTTTGCAATCTTAATGTAGCACAAGGATGGAAAGCATATAAGATGATAAAGGAACGGAGGATAAAAAGAAGAAGTATCAAAAATGAGATACAAATTCTTAACATTATTCTTGATAAAAAGATTTCTGACACAGTTACAAATGAGATTTTGGAATCCATGTCGAAAATGGATAAGCGTACATATGAACCACGAGTAATGAACGAGCTGTTTGATTTGTAAAGGAAGGATATACATATGGTGATTTGTAAAAATTGTTATATTCCGATGATTGGTGTTATGTCGTTCTCAAAGGACAAGCATGAGAAGTTTTGTCGTTGTCCTAAGTGTAGGGCAGAAACAAGACATACAAAATTAGACGATTCTGAATTAAATTTTGGAGAATATTTACATAGAGAGTTAGAAAGAAAAAGGAAATGAAGTAAGGTAGGTGCATGAAGTGAAAGACGAAATATTGCGTGAAAAATTAAATAATCTTTCATCACAACAGTTGGAATGGATTAATGAATACTGTGTAAATGATATGTCAAAATTGAAGAAAATTAGTTACAATGCATTTTTCAGGTATGGGATTCCAGCACATGAACATGACGAATTGTACGATGATGCAATGAATGTTCTGATGGAAAGTGTTATCAACTTTGATTCATCTCAAGGTGCGAGTTTTAAAACTTACCTTATCAATAATATTAAAAAATCTGTTATTGACTGGTATAGAGACAACTATCAGAGATGTAAAAGAAAAAATCTATTAACTGATAAAAATGGAAAGATAGTAAAGGTTGATAAAAATGGAAATGTAACAGATGACGATAAAGGAAAACCAGTTATTATTCCAGATACTTCATTTGATGCACCTACTGAAGAAGATAATGATTTAGTAGAAAAAATTGCATCTGACTTTAACGTAGAAGACAAGAGTGAGTTCGATTTTAGTGCCGATGAAAAAGTTGATAATTTTATTGATTCTTTACCGAAGATACAAAAAAATATTTTGCTGATGCGGATGGAGAATGTTCCTGCTGATAATATAAAACAAAAATTGAATATATCAGATAGAGAATATAGTAGTGCTATGAAGTCAATTAAGATAAATAAAGGACTTTCAGTGTTTTCAAAGAATAAAAATGATGGGAATTATGATGTGGAGGTAAATAATATGGAAGACAGAATTATTGAAATTAGCGAATCTGAAAATTACAGGACGGACAAGTATAGTATGTATTCGTTGTTACAGGATAAGAAAAATGGAGACGCGAACTGCAACTACATTTTGCAACGTGAACCTTTTCAGTGGACTACAGAAGAAGCAAATAGATATTTCTGCCGTATTCTAAGTAATCTTCCTATTCCTGAAATTATTCTTTGTGAACAGAAGAAAAAAGGCTTAACAATTTCTCATTTGATTGATGGATTGCAAAGACTTTCGTATGCTGAAGCCTTCAAAGAAAATCGTATTAAGATTGGTTCAGCAGGAGCAGAGAGACATTTAATTCAGTATAGAGATTATGTCTTAGATGATAATGGAAATCGTGTACTTGATGAAGATGGCTTACCAGAATATGAGATGAAAATATTTGATGTTATAGGGAAATATTATAAAGATCTTCCTGATGAGTTAAAGAAACGATTCAATAATTTCAATATAAACGTAACAAAGTTCTTTGATTGTACAGATGAACAGATTGCAGATCATATTCGTGATTATAACAATCATGCGAGCATGAATAAGGAACAGGGCGGGTTTCTTAATGTATCTGCACAGACAGCAGGATATATTAAAAATATTTCACAGAAAAACACATTCTTTAAAAATTGTGGGAAGTTTACAGATAATAATGTTATTAAGGGAAAGTTGGAACGTGTTGTTGCAGAATCAATAATGTTAATGTTCTTCCGTGATTCATGGAAAGCAAAACTTGATACAATTTACAAATATGTTGATGAAAACGCAACAGAACAGCAGTTCTTAAAACTTAATTCACACTTCAATAGATTAGAATTGGCGTTAGGAGAAGATAACAAAGATTTAAAATTATTACTTACTCCAACAACAATGCCAATGTGGATTGCTGTATTTGATAAATTTACTACATATAACATGGATGATTCTAATTTTGTTGATTTCTTAAATGCATATAACACAGAGTTAAAAGACAAGGAAATTGATGGTGTTTCTATGGCAGATTTTAAGGATCAGCAGACAAAGAAAAAGGCAACTATTACAGGTAAAATTGATTTACTTGTAAAATTGATGAATGAATTTTTACATATTGATATAACAGAAACAAGTAGTACGGAAGTAGAGAATAACAATACGGAAGAAAATGAGCAAGATAATCCAGAAGAAACAACTCTTTCTTTTGTTCAGGAAAATGCAAATCCAAATGTGACGGACGAAGATATAAGCCTTTACACAGACATGGTAGAAGATTGTGTTAAGATTGACGATCCAGTTTATAAAGAGTGTGGAATGGCATTAGTAGCACTCATGGCATATGCTTGCCAAAACGATAAGGATCAAGACTTTGAAAGATGGATTGAAAATTATCGTAATAAATCCGAATTTAGTCCATCGCAGAAAGTTAATTATACATATATGAAACGCAGCTTTGATAATTTCGTAGCAAATGCGTAATCAATTTGGTAATAAGCAATAGCTTTTACATAAAAAAGATGGACAACGTTGTGTCGTGAAGTTCCTGTTGTCCATCTCTCATATCAAACTAAAGGAATAATCCAAAAGTCGATATACATATATTGTAGTCTTTTCTTAAGGTTAAATCAACAACCAAATTGACATTCTTCTCGTTCTGAGTTGGATTATTCCA